CATCATGACTTCTGTAAGGAAAGCCGTTAGGTTGATCGCAGGGTCCGCAACAAATGCAGACTGATACTGATATTTACCTAGCAGCAGTACTAGCTGTGCAACTCCCTGCGGGTTCATGAACGTGCTAGCGGTGTCATAGAACTTACGATAGAGTGTAGTCTGGTCGACTGCAGTGCTGTCAACCCACTTACGCATACCGGTAAAGTTCTTCTCCTTGAGAAGGATAACCAACTGCTTGAAAGACTCTTCTTCGAGGTTGACTAGGATACCACTATCGATCTTACCTGTAGCAGAGTAACGCTGGAGTTCATTCAATACACGACGCCAATCTGGGAAGTGCTTTTGAATAACCTCAGCAACCACAGCCCTGTCATACTCTACAGACTCAGCTGAAAGAATTCCTTCAACTCTCTTCAAGAACTGTACAGCAAGTTTTGCCATATCCTTCTTAGAGATCTGAAAGTCTACAACCGAGCAACGCGAATGGAGAGGTTCGATGATCCTATTCTTAAAATTACAGGTGAGGATGAACCCGCAATTCTTGCTGAATTCCTCCATAAAATTTCGTAAAGCTGGTTGAGTAGAGTTGGCGTTAAGGTAATCTGCTTCATCCAGGATGACGTACTTACGACCTCCAGAGAAAGATACAGAGGAGGCGAAGTTGAGAATGTCATTACGCAGGGTATCGATGTTACCATTCATAGATCCATTAATTACGACGTAGTCACACTCTAACTCTTCAAGCATAGCTCGAGCGATCGTGGTTTTACCCACGCCCGCTGAACCAGACAAGATTAGATTAGGAATGTTTTTATTATTCACGAAGGTTTGAAAAGTGTTCTTTAGTTCAGCTGGCAGAATAGTGTCTGCCACCGTCTTCGGACGATACTTCTCAACCCACAAAAACTGTTCAAGCATTAATCAACTCCATAATATAAGGTAAAGATCAGAAAGTGGAGTTGGCTTCAGCTCCTGTGTAGTACTCGATGCGTTCACCGGTCCAATGTAGAATTCCCTTAGTGATCAACACCTCGTAGTCACCAGGCAAGAGCTTAAGGTTCTCAACCTTGATATTGATCTGGAAGATCTTATCTGTTTCACCGATGCCGATATCATAAGTGTCACGAATCTTTCCACTAGCGTCGATAGCAGACATAGTGATCTTACCGTCACGGCCGATGAAAGCGATGTCAGTGAACTTAAGGAGTGATGCAGCACGCAACACATCAGAGAGCTGATCGCTGGTTACCTTCAATGAAGCCAACGTATCAGGCATACGAACCTGAACGTTTGGCTTCGGTGCAATAATAGATGAAGGATCGGTGAAGGTATACTTTACGCTCTTAGTTGAACCATCCTTGATAAGCATATACTTATCTTCGATCTGTAGGTCAGGTTCTTTAAACATAGTCATGACGCCTAGAAGACGTGACAGGTCATAGATCGCAAACTGACTGTCAAAGGACTGGTCAAGAGTGGCGATAGCTAGTACAGCAGATGTTGGCGACTGAGTCTTCAATACATTTCCTTGAGTGAACAAGAGAGACGGATTGATGAAGGAAAAGTTTTTCAACACTTGCATAGTACGGTTATCAAATTTCATAATATAGACTCCTTTTTCATGATATAGTTTATTCAATTAGCGGGGTGGCTTACGATTCTGTTTACCACCCAACGCACCAGGATCAGCAGTAGCTGCTGCACCGATCGAAGCAAGATCAGCCAACGATCCACCGAAGATATAACTGCCTACGTGTTGTAGACGCATCCATGGACAGAACCAAGTAGAGATACCAACCTCATGCGCCTTCTGACAGAACCAATAGTCTTCAGAGAGGTAACGCTTAGAGACAGGATCTATCTCAGCTTGGAACGACATATGAATTTCACGAGTGCCATCAAAGTGTTCTGTACGAACGTGATCAGGCTTGTACATATACTGAGGATATGAATCAACAAACTTCTGCATAGCTTGCTTAGAGATCATCATGAAGCCAGTGCCGATCTCAAGAACCTCACAAGGCTCGCTGATCTGAATAGTCTGTGTACCGCCCTTTGGGTTAAAGACGTAGTCACCGACAAAGCGCTCGAGGACGTTTGGATCCTGGTCAGCGACTCCCTTATCGACAGCGCGCTTGATCTTTTCCCAGCTGATGCACTTCTTTGGGTATGGTCCACCGATGATGTGATACTTATCAGGCTCTTGTGACTGCAACGCCATCATAGCTATGATGTCTTGAGGATTGAAACCGATATCAGAGTCGATGAACATCATGTGATCTGCACCAGAACGAAGGAACTCGTCGACACAGTAGTTACGTGCACGAGTGATCAATGACTCGTTAAACAAGAAGTAATACTGTAGTGGAATTCCATACTGTGTACAGATAGCTGAGAGGTCGGCACAAGCCTTAGCGAACATGCCTGCACACTGGCCGCCGTACATAGGTGTAGCTACGAATAGCTTTCTCTTACGAAGCTCTTCAACGTCGATCTTAATTTCCATTATTTGTTTCCTTATCATGCACGTAGAGTGCTAAAATGCTATAGTGAAGGATTTTCAAAAGATCGGCACGGTTACGACCGTCTTTCTTACCATATCGTGATGCGTACTTAATGATATCACCGATGGTGAAACCCATGCCATGGCCAGCGGAGACGATGAGTTCAAAGGCTTGAACGTTATCTGGCCCGACATAGTGGGAATTATACGTACTATCTATATATCTCTTCAGTTCGGCAATAAGCTGATCCTCATTAAATTTATACTTTAAATTTCTATCATCTAACACTTTCATTACCCTTTCAAAGTCAGCACATAAACTGGTTGAGTAAGTTTCCGGTTTTTGGTGTTCGTTCATTCCAATCCTTCCCTTGCCAATGTGGGTAATACTCACGTGAAAGGTGAACCGACTGTGGTTTTTCCATGTACATAAAGTCTAACTCACCCTTACTATTTGTGATCTTATCTACCCATTCAAAAACTTTTACGTTCTTATAAAAAGTCGTACACTGTTTAAACATCTCTTCTTTAAATAGAAGTCTAATTTTATCACGCTGCTCTCTAGTACCAGAGAACGGACGGCCTTTATAGTAACCAGTCTGTGGAAGCTTTCCAGACTCGTCCTCAATAGGGAGCAGTTCATATAGAGTTACTTGACAGTTCTTCTCTACAGCTAACTGAGCTGCTTGATGAACATAGTTAGCGACTGTCTTCTTTACCGCATCATCTGGATTAGGCATGCGACAGAAGTGATGACGAACATCAATGTTACCAAAATAAAACTCAATATCATTATACTCTCCTTCTGGAACAAAGCTCTTAAGTCCTGCAGACAACGCACCATGAAGCGTCTTAAACGGTACAGAGACGTTCATCCATCCAGGTCTATACATCGATATGGCGTGTGAGTCACCGATAGAAACGTATGGATAACGTCTGATAAAGTTTGGATCGACTACTTTGCTTTCCTTCTGAAGTCTAAGTAAACCATCCCAGTCTACAAGTCTCCATTGAGGGTGTGCGTCTGGAGTTTTATCAACTCTATCTTTCAACATAGTATAGTAGTCAGGGTACTCTATACCAATGCTATAGACTTTACCTTTAAACTTCGATATCTTTATGACACTATCGATATTAGCGTAGTTCTTAACTCCACCAAACATATTGAGTGTACCAAACCAGTCATTGCCATGATAGACATACATCTCATCGAACTCATTATAGTCCTCGGGGATCTTACCCGTCATAGCGAGATGAACGTTGATACCTGCGTTCTTTAACTGATCGGCATAGATAACACCCTGTGCCGATCGGTGAGAAGCAAAGTTCTTAGATAATGGTGTAAACGGCGTTACTAGAAGCGCTCTCATCTTTCTTCTTCCAATCTTTCCACGATTCTATTTTACCATAAAGTGACTGGTCTTGTAAAATAGGAACTGTGCCGACATTCCAAAAAAGTATATTTTTTCCAGTGTTCTTAGGGATGTACTTCCAAACTTTACCATCATAACTTGGTACCGTAGGAAACGGTGGGAGATTCTTTTCATACTCTGACTG